AATAACAACAATATTAACATGTGAATAATGGAAATAAAAAGTCAGCCCGAAGGCTAACTTACGAATAGATGAAAATTTGAACACATTGCTGTGTCTAAAATAATTATAGCATAAATGACGAATATTTCTAGCTCAAAATCATTATATTTTAACCATAAAATTTTATAGATTTGTTAATAATTATTTAATAGATTCACATAAATAATAGTTGTAAAATTACTTTGTAATCGATTACAAATAAATTATAGGAGAAAATAAAATGAATAAAAAACTATTAACAAAAACATTGATAGCAAGTGCATTAGTTTTAACAACAGTAGGTTCAGGTTTTCATTCTTCTTCAAATTATAATGGTATTAATAACGTTGCAAAAGCTGCTGAAACAACAGACGGACAGTTGTGGAAAAATGTAAGAGATGCTTTGAAAGAGGCTAATATAATTGATGGAAATGAAAATGAAACAATAGATGTTAATTATAAATTGAAAAATGGTAGCGAAAATAAAATTTCAGCAAATGGGAACTCTAATGGAGATTTTTCGAAACAAAATATAGATATTGAAAGTTTAACTACTATTAATATCAAAAAAGTAAATATTAGTAATTTCAACGAAAGAATTGATGCTAATAATACATGGAAGAATTTAACTAACAAATTAAAAGGACAGAAAATCATTAAAGATGGTGATAAAGTAACCATTCATAGTAAAGACCAAAAAGATCCTAAAATCTCTGGAATAGTTGGACAAGATTTTACTGAGCATAAGAATTATATGTTATATAAGAAAGACATAGATAAAATAACTATAAACTAGTTATAGATAAAGACAGGTTACTTTTAATGTAACTTGTCTTTTTTTAAAGAGGCAGCATCTCAAATATTAATTTATAATTTCTAAATCTATATCTATACTTTATCTATTTCTATATACACACTCATCGTTTACTGCAACACAGGGCGTTTCTCAGCGTAAAAAAACGCCACTTATAGTGATATAGAAATTAATATATAAGTTGTTTGTATAATAATAATACTACTTAAACAACTCTTCATTAAAGTACAAATAGGCTAATACGCCTATAGGAACACCTAATAAAGGAGTTGTAAATATGCTTGCTAAGAATACGTAAAATACTAAATAACATACATCGTCAGCTTTCCATTTCTTGTTAACTAAATATCTCCATATTTCTTTAATGCTCACACGATAACCACCTTTTTAATATGTAATAAAATTCTGTTCACTCTTACATATATCATAATATTACTATAAATTAAATAGGCATTTTATTGATTTTAACTATCGAATTTATATTCGATTTCTTATTCCAAATGTCACATATAAATTATTTAAATAAAAACGCCACTCGAAAGTGACGTTTAAAGAGATTTTTTAACTTGTCAGTGTGTTCAATATTTTAATTCATAAATTTATTCATTTATCATTTTTTCAGCTTTTTTTATTTTAATCTTAACTGCTTCAAGAGTTTCCTGTGAGAATTTTTTTTCTTTTTCTTTATTCCACTCATCGTTATTAAAAGAATTAATAACAGCTGGAATAATTAATATAAATGAATGTAATAAAATTAAGGAATTCTTTAAACTTTCTGCTTCTCTCAGATATTCTCCAGTATACTTAGCAATATTGATGTCTATCTGAGAATTACTCTCATAAAATCTAATTTCAATCGTATGCTCATTGTACTTAAATTTAGCCAGTATTTCAGTAAGAGAATCCATTTCAATAATAAATGACATAGTACTAAACAAATTCATAACATCATTACCAGCCCCAATTAAAGTAGCTTGATTAGCATTGCCAGAACCCTTAAATCCTGTCACTCTCTCAAGGGTTATATTTTCATTTTCATCTATATTATTATCATTTTTAAACTTTGATATTAACCAAATAAAGAAATCGGAGTTAAAACTAAATGTTTTAGCCTCAATTATTTTATTAGATTCACTATTGTTGATTTTTCTTAATATACTTAACGCATTAGAACCCGTTCCTCTATTTATTATGTATTGAGTTCTACTTCCGTCAGTATAAATTATAAAGTAACCATTTGTTTGCTTTACTCTTTCTTCATATATTGGGCTATTTTCAAATCCAGTTATCAGAGAGTCATATTTAAATGAAAGTAAATTAAATGTAAATGTTTCCCCTTTAATTTTTACTTCCTTATTCATTTCAAAGGCTTTTTCAACAATATACGTTAATTGATCCCCTGTATATGGATCTATAGTGGGAGTTAGCCATTTATCATAATTTAATATATTATCAATAATTTCATCTATACTTTTGTATGACTCATCTTTATTTTTAGAGTTATCAATATATTTACTAAACACTTTATCCCCTACTTTATTTTGAGTTATATTTATTATGAACTTTCAAATTTGTAATTGTCACTTCGTATTTCACGATATTCCCATAAAACTTAGCACTAATTTCCCCTTCTTTTTCTGACACTGAGTGTCTTTCACTCAAAGTAATATCAAACGTTGGATATATTTTAGTAGTTCCCTCTTCAAAAGAGTATTTAAATTTAGAGGGCGTTAGCGTTTTAATATATGGATCGTTACTTTTCATAACATCTATCCACTGTGGGAATTGAATTGTAATATGCCCTCTCTTAATTAAACTATCATTAATTTCTATTTTAGCAACTATAGTTCTTGGTTTATCAGTAACTTTAATTATACCCGATTCATCTCTTTTTTCTAAAATTCTAATAGAAATTTGAGTTCTATACGAGAGATAAGTAAACATCATAAAATTGAAAAAAGCAGTGTAAACCGCTACTGCCATAGAAAATAAAACCTTTTCTGACAAGATATTTTTAATAATAGGAATATAAACAATTAAATTTATTTTACTAGCTAAGTAATATGAAAAAAACAAAAATACAAGAGTGCAAGCAGATTTAATTAAATCATTTTTCCATTTACTATTCATTTAAATAGCTTTCCAAATTAGCAATAACTAAATCAACAAATTCTTCTTTATTATCGAAGTATATAAGTCCATTCGAATTTATTTCGATATTACTACTTTTTTCATAATTATATAGAATTAATTTGTCTATAAAAATTGAACCTTCATCGAAAACCCAAAAAAGATATTCTTTCACCGCTGAAAAGCCCATTTTTTTACTTTTAAGGTTTTCTATAATTTTATTTATTTGAGTTCTAGTTCCTTCATCTAAACTAGGATCATTGACCTCAAAACTAATAAATTCTAAGTTTTTGTTCTCTATAACTCTTTCTAGAAGTGATAACATTATTTTTGAATTGATTATTACTTGAGAGTAACCTTGTTCATATATCTTTTTCATTTTATCTGGATAAGATCCAAATTTAGAAAGATCTTCCACATCAAATGATTTTACAATGTATTTATGATCATCAAATTTTTTCATTATTTTTGCATAATTCGCCATTTGGATCCCTCCTCTAAAAACGATTATTATTAATAAAAATATGCAATGCTTATATATAATATAAAACATTTTCGTACTTTTTACTACAAATTCATTTAAATTTGTCAAGTTAGTCTGAAATTGTTGACACATAATGCTTATTAAATACTACCTTTTTATCATTATTAATATTGTAATTACTCTTTTCGTATTGGTTCAGCTGAACTAAACATTTTACTTTGCTTCAGATTTGATAGTTGTTTTTCTCTAGCCTTTTCTTGAATATCTCCAGTTAAATCTTTGACGTAAAGAATTTAAATAAAATAAACCACCACCTATTTGAAGGTAATGGTTTCACATTAATCCTCTAACGGAATATCATCCACAATCACAGTATGATTAGGATTATTGTTAGATACATCTTTTACAGTTTTATCTAATTCTTCATCATCACCATCCCATTCACCAATGTTAATGAATATAGGAACATTCCCGTTAATATCATGCTTATCTGTAAATAACTTATGGTATTTACCCAACATATCACGAGCTTTTAAACGATCACTAGGCTTAATTGGTACCTCTATCAGTTCAACATGTTCGTTATAGACTAGCTGTACTTTGCCACTTTGTGGATTCTCTTTATATTCCCCTCGCTTGACTACAACTTCTTTCGTTTCTGTTTCGTCACCGACTGCCGCATTCGTAAGCACATGTAGCAACTCTTTTGCAGTTAATACATTCTCATCTATAATCTTATCTTTTTGTTCTTGAATATATTGCTTGATGTGTGGTTTCTTTAATAATCTACACCCTGTCACATGTGCGCTATTTGCGCTATAGCCTGCTTTTATGGCACTTTGTGTTACATTTAGTGTTCTAATATACTCATTCACAAAACGTACTTGCTTTGCCGTTAACTCACTCATTCTATCACCTCCACAATTTTATCTAATAAGGTTTCATACCAAAATCTTACAGATTGTTCTGAGCACTCTAAGACATTGCTAATATCTTTATAACTACGTCCTTGTATTAAAGAATCGAAAATATAAAACTCTTTATCATTAGCTACTTGGTCAACAATCATTTCTAAGTGATTCTTTATAATATGATCATCGACATTATCGTCTGTCATCAATTCGTCAGAATTTTCATCACCTATTGAAAAGAATTCATCAGTATTTATATCATCATCTATTAATGCATCACTTCTAGTTCGCTTATGATAATCACACACGAAGCCTTTTATTTGCTTTTTATCCATTGTTACACCACTTTTACATGTGAAGATTGATAATAAGCATTTACTCGTGCAATCTTGCTATTTTCAATTGCTATATTTCTTTGTTTTTGACGTTCTGAACGTTGTTTAATACTTTCTTGATACAAATCAACCTGTAAGCGTTCAATGACGTTGTAGGGCTTATATCGTCCATTTGAACGCATATATTTTACAACTTGCTTCTGCTCTTTTTCTGTATAATGATTTAGTACCGTTTTCAACAACACCATATTACTTATAGATCGATTTTTATAGTTTTGTAATCCTGCTTTTGTTTCAATAATTTTGATAACTAATTTTTCAATCGGATATGAGACAGACACGACCCCCATTATTTCATCACATGTTGTGGTCGACGCGCTCATATGATACATACTTTCAATTTGGAATTCACACATCTTAATTTTTTTATTAATAAATGCTGGATTAAATTGTGTTAATAGTTGATACTCAGATAATTTATTGTCGCCATTACGATAATATAAA